TGTAATCTTGACGGTCTTTCTTCGTATCTACGACCAACCTGAATTTCGGGTGGTCAAGATACGGTAAATACTTGTTGTCTTTCAATTTAGACGCAGTTAAAACTGTGTTAAATCGATTGACAGGTATGTGGAAGACTTCTTCACAATAAGTTCCCCAAGAACTAGTTATGAAGAAATCATCCTGAGATATTTCATATCCGAGCATTTCGGTTGCTTTGTTATAGTAACCGAACCACCTCCGGATAGAAGCGGGATCGTCCGATCCGGCAATGATGACTGTATCGTCACCGTTGCCGGAGTGGACTTTCTTAATTCCTGGTTCCAATTTGTCGGCGTAAGCCTCACAAATTGGATGAGCCAGGGATATATTGGTCTTTGTCAACGGGTCACCCATGGGTATCCCGTTGATCATTTGACCTACATATTTTCCGTTAATGTACATGTCCTTTGAACCAGGCCATATACATTCAACGGTTTTTCTTATATCCTCACTTAAATTCATCTTGGCTAATAGCCTAGATGTAATTGCGTGAGCACTCTTTGCAGTTGGTAAGTCAGTAGCCTTTCTCCAGTCTACTGACATTATCAACTTATGTTTTTCGAATAGGACGTGCCCATCGACTGGATCTAAATGATTCAGTCGTTCTATGAAGCGCCATCCTAATCTACCTGATCCTAAACCGTCCTTTAAAGATCTTTGAACTTTAGCGGACTGTATAGTCATATGTGAAAAGGGCTGTAAAAATGCGTCTTTGTAAAAAGACCCACTTGTTACAACCCTTACCTTCCCGTTTTCCCGTATTCCGGCGATGTTTGTTTTAAACACCTCCGGATCACTGGAATTGATCTTATCGTAGGCAGTCCAGAAAGCCCAGTTTCCCAGCTGGGAACCTTTGTTTTCTGGACTGAACTTCGGTATGTCAGGGAGGCAACCGGCTTTCTTTAATTTCTTAAGATAGCCGAATTTGCCTTCGTTCTTCCTGGGACTCTCAGTACACGCACTAGTACTCATACTAATGCGGAATTGAGGGTTCCCACCTTGTGCGCCTGACACTACATTGTCTAGAACCCAATCAATGGATTCCATCAGTGCAGTGTCTGGCTCAAAAGCGCGCTGTGTAGTGACCGTATCAATGAACTCATTGATAGTTCGCTCCACAGCTTTACTACTTGCAAGCCCAGTTGCTCGAGTTTGTGTTAAAACACAAATTCGATACATATGGGCTTTACTTGTCTCGTGTCTTGTTTTATTGAAGATATCTTCAATAAATTGCATCCACGAAAAGGTACGTTGTTCACGTTTAGTGAGCTTAAACTCTTCCTGAGTAAAAGCCGCTTTGCGTAAACGCTTCATCATCGATTTCATGGCTACAAGACTACCATCGTAATCTTGTATGCCACAAGAAATCAAGCTGTTCATTATCTGGTCAGAACGTGCATACGCTCTTCCCGGACAAATAAATATTTCCGGAAAAGATGATATCAATCTTGACATCATCCCATCCGTGAAGTGCAAAATCTCCTTAAGTACAAGATGTTTGTTTTTTTCAAGCATCTTGTTCAAAAGGAATCTGTTATGTTTCTTTAAACGCGAATACCAGTAGGTCCTCGTGTTTAAAATAAACAATTGAGTTTTAGTGGTACATAAGTGGAACGGCCTGCCGTTCCACCTATGCCTCCACAGATTATCGTACTCATAATCCCAACAATCTAATAGATTGTTGGTTTTTGAGCACAAACCTGCAGAAATATTTGAAACGAGATTTTTAAATCTCGAATCCCATA